ATCGTGTTTATAAGTACCATTTTGTAAATGTGGTTTATATTTGTCGTGGTGTTCAGGTTTGATATGTTTTAAAACTTGATGTGCCTGAGGATGCAACTCTTCACCGAAAGGTTGTTTATTATCAAGTCTATCAGCTTTACGTTTACCTTGTGCAAGTTTAACGTCTTTTGGTCCCATTTCTTCTGGACCAACGTGTTCTAAATCACCTGGGTCTTTAGTCTGTGCAAGATATGAGACAGCGGCCATTTTATTTGCGCTGGCAGTATTGTATTTTGCTCTTTCGACTTCATCCAATTGAATGAAAGATTTAAAGGTCTTCATCTACATTTCCTTCTGAACTTGATTGAAACTCTGTTTCTAAATCGTTTGATTGTTGTTCTTCATCATCTTTAAAAATAGAACCCGCCAATTCTAGTTTTCTTGCCGTTAAATGATTTTGAATTTTATCATTTAATGCATCTAAAATGTCACTCTTAAATTCTGATGGTTTAGCATCAAATGCATTTTGAATTGCGGACTGAATATTTTCCATAGTATACTCCTATTAGGTTTCTTTATTATTTATAAAATCTTAAAATTCAGGTCAACGCACTATTGCGTATTCCGTGTCACTAATACTTATAAATTCGTATGTAGTATAATCTTCGCCTAAGTTACTTAGTGAAAATCTAGGCGTTTTATATTCGCCATTTAGCGTAATATTTTGGTGTAGACTGATTGATTCATTAAATATGCTATTATAATTCAATGAAAGAACGTTAAATTTTACACGCAATCGAAAACTATGATTTGGATATGGACATTCTAAAGTAACATCCCCATCATTAAGTCTGGTAACTTTAAAATTGAATCCATCGGAAACTGTATTTCCGGCTGGTATCGATAATACTATATTGTTTGAAGTATCCGACAAAAATATTTTTTTGCTATCATTAATGGTGACAGAAGTATTTGAAGTTAAATTGTTTATCGTGTAGTCTTTTGAACTTAGTGACGATGCAGAATTCGCTTGTGATAGCGCAGTATTTGCAGTATTCCATGCGGAATTTGCTTGATTGTATGCTGAATTTGCTCCTGTCCAAGCAAAATTGACTATAGTATTAACTGCATATCCAGTAAGGCTTGGTATAACAAGGGTATTTGCATAATTAAAAGCGGATTGTGCTAATGTAGTTGAACTATTAGCTTTATCATATGCGGCTTGTGATGTAGTTGTAGCAGTATTGGCTTGAAGATAACTAGCATTAGCATAATTAAAAACTATATTTGTTTGACTTGATAGAGAATCTACTCTCTGCGTCAATGTTGATATTGATGTGTTAGCTAATATAAATGCATCATTAGCTAAAGTATAAGCAGTATTCGCTTTAGCATATGCACTATTTGCTGTCGTTCTTGCAAGAGTATCTAAACTTCCCGTTACATTGTTTGCGGCATTATATGCGGCATTGGCTTGTGCGAACGCAGAATTTGCAGTCGACCAAGCGGCTACTAAAGATGCGCTATCGGCAGCCGTTTGTAATTGTACATCCCACGCAGAACCATTCCATACCCAAGTCTTAGTGCCGACTGTGTATGTTTGATTTAACGTTGGTGATAAAGGAAAATTAAGTGCCATGAATTTATATTATTTTTTTTAAGTAAATTCTATTAAATTAAATGTTCCCCACAAATCTAATTTTGTGGAATTATCAACTCGTTTTGCCATAAGAGTTAATAATGTTCCAGGTGAGGAAGTTCCTGTTCCATTCAATGCTGTATGAACGCTATCGCCACCTTGTGTACGACCAATGATAATGCCTGAATGAATTAGTGTACATCCACTAAAACTTGTTACTGTTGTTCCATTTTGACTACTATACCAATCCGTATAGAATCTATATTCCAATCTTGTTCCAACCGAAGTAAAGGATGGTACAGCAGCCCCACCAAATGTTAATGGTCCTGACCACCATTCGTAAACAATCGTACTTGCGGTTGCATTATTATTTCCAAGTTCATAATCTTCTAATTCATTATATTGACTTGCGCTTATATTAGCCTTAGTTCGAATGCTCATCATTGGAACCATAGTATCAGATTCGATGGTCCAACCTCTATGCACATTAATTGCATGATTATTAAATGAGTAATGTAGTCCAGGTTTATGGTCAGGATACACAACATTATTGTTATTATTGAAAAGATATGTCATTAGATTATTCTCCAACCAGAACGATGTATTAGATGTAAAGCGCCATTGTTTATAGAAAGAATAGCACCGCCAGAATCATTATCGATAGTTCCTGAAATTGTAATTGGATATGTTGCACAAGAACCACTTTCATCTTTGATAACCATTTCTTTTCCATCAGACATACTAGGTAGAGTTATGGTAACTGGTTGTGATGTATTTACACCAATATAGTAATCAGAGGATGTTGCAGTATATGTATTTGAACTAACTAATCTTGTTGCCTTTATATCTTGAATTGCAGTATTTGCTTGAGCATATGCTGCATTAGCAGTAGACCAAGCAGAGTTTGCTGTAGAGTATGCTGAATTAGTAGATGCCCAAATTAAATTAACTGTAGTATTGACTGCATAGCCAGCAAGACTAGGAATAACAAGTGTGTTGGCATAATCATATGCAGCTTGTCCAACATTGTATGCTGTGTTTGCTTTAGCAAATGCACTAGCCGCTTGATTATTTGCTATAGCAGCATTAGTTGTAGCAGCATTTGCTTGAGCATATGCTAAGTTTGCGCTATACCACGCAGAGTTTGCAGTAGAGTATGCAGTATTAGTAGTTGACCAGATCGTATTAACAGTTGTATTGACTGCATAGCCCGCATTATTTGCGGCAGTAATTTGTCTTGTACCATCTCTAAATGTAATACCACCATCGCTATTGCCAACAAAACTTAAACCCGTAGAATCAATATCAGCAGTAGTTGTTTGAATTACATTTGAATTTGTTGGAGTTAACTGAAAACGAACTCTAGTGCCAGCAACACTATCAGTAAAGTTTTGAGTTGCTTGAATATTAATACGCCCAATGGTTGAAACGTATCCAGTAGTTCCCCAACCTTGTGATGATAGTCTAAGAATTGTATCATTGGCTTGCGTTGATGTTGGAGAAGAAACTGTTCCTCTTGCTTGTCTTGCTGCAATTACTGCATAAGAATTAGCGGCACTATCTCCAAATGAATCCATACTAATACGGCTAGGAGAATTATCTTGTGCAGTTAATTGTAATAGTGTTCCATTAAAGTTTCTTGCTCTTGAAACGCCATTAGAAGTTCCGACAATTTCAAGTGCGGATTGACTTGTTAGTAAAGGTATTGGAGTTAATATTCTAACTAAACCTTGTCTAGTAACACTAAATGATTCTCTTGATTCATTTGTTTGAACTATGAGTGAACGATTGAATACAACGTTTGCTGTTGCACCAATAGTACCAACAATCATATCTCTTGCATTATTAGCAATTTTTATTTGATTGTCTACAAGTGTAAATTCACCAACTTCAAGTCCTGCACCACCTTTGATGTAGAAGTTTCCATTCTTTGCACCAAGTGCTTGGTCATTACCTAAGGTTTCATCTTGAACGTAGATAGTACCTGCGCCGAGCCAAATCTCTTTAAATCGTTTTCCTGGGGTTCCTAGTGACCATATGTTTGTTGTATATGGAATAATATCTGCGTGAGGAACAATGTTTCCACCAGCACCAGGATTCAATGTGATATCAGTATTCGCAAATGTTGAAATTGATAGTCCAGCATTGACAATTTGTCTAGCAAAAGTCAATACGGTATTGGATGATGGGATTGGTGCTGATGGAGCAAAATTTAAATTAGTTATAATTACGTTTGCATTTGCACCAGTACCGACTGCTAGAATTGCACTATTGCTTGGAATTGCAGCTCCACCAACAATGTCTCCAACTTGTAAAGATATTACTGGAACATTTTTTAATTGATATACCGCGTAAGGTACGCCTGTAATACCATTTGTTAATCCATAGTCACCAATGCTGATGCTTGCAGTATTTCCGTGATCTAAAACATTATTTAAATTTTCATTTAAAATATTAGCAATAATAACACCAGAACCACTTAGTAGAGAACCAACAGGAATGTTTACTTCTCTTACTGTAATTGCATTATTAGTTGTATTGCCTCTAGTAGTAACAGAGTTTAGTGTTTCTGATGACGTAGTGTTTCCGCTACTTCCTCCACCAGAAACACCAACTGGACCAAACTCGACCCAAATAGGATATGAAGTATTACCAAAGTTATAGTATACGATTGCGCTATCGGTATTAGCCCAAAGATCGTTTATGTTTGCAGTTGCTGGTGCTGTATTTTGATGGAATGTATATGTTTTGCTATTCGCTGTAGCAAAAGAAATGTTTGCTGTATAAAATGCACTATTAGCTTGTGAATATGCTAGATTTGCTGTGTACCATGCATTAGTTGCTCTTGTTCTTGCAATATTGTCAACAGTTCCGCCACCAGTTCCGCCAGTCTGTTCTACGAATACAAATTTTTGTGATGCAGCATCATACGATAAAACATAAGCATCTTGAATGCTATCTCTATCAACGTCATCTAAGTAACGTAGATTGACTTCACCACCACCATGAGATCCGCCACCGAATCCCTGACCAATGATTGCATTGACTTTATTTTTGTATTGATTTACATCTTGTAGTAGAAACTCTTTAAACTTGTTGACTTGCTCTTCTACTACTCTTACATCAGCGTCTTGGCCTGGATCGCCCTTCTCACCTTGTGGACCTTGTTCTCCTTGAGGTCCTGGCGCACCTGCTGGACCAATGTCGCCACTTTCACCCTTTGCTCCTTGCGCTCCAGGCTTTCCATCTTTACCGTCTAAACCATTTCGACCGTCAATTCCATCTTGACCATCTATGCCGTCACGACCTGGAAGACCATTGATTCCGTCAATACCATCTTTACCTGCTGGACCTTCTTTGCCATCTACTCCAGCAGGACCTTGAATACCTTGCTCACCTTGTATTCCTTGCTCACCACGATCACCTTTGTCGCCCTTGTCGCCTTTCTCACCGCGTTCGCCTTTAGGGCCAGTCGCGCCCATGTATCCTTGAGGACCGACTTCACCAGTGTCGCCTTTTTCGCCTTGAGGTCCTTGTTCGCCAATGTCACCTTTTGGGCCGACTGGACCCTGCGAACCAGTTTGACCAATGAATCCGCGAGGACCAATAGGACCTTGTGTTCCTTGTGGACCTTCGACATACTCAACGAGTGTTTTCTGTTTACTACTTTGTTCTTCAATGAAATTAAAAAGTTCTTTTTTTAATTTCTCAATTTCTTTTTTAGTATAAGCAACTGATGTTGCAACAGAAAGTGCTTCGCTAATTATATCTTTTTGCGAATTACTCTTTATTGTCACCCTTTGCCTCTTCAACTAAAGTATCAAAAAATCTTGTCATTGACTTTGATAATTCTTTTTGATCTGAATCATCAAAAGTTCTTTCATACTCTTCACCCTTTACTTTAATATTGACTTGATGGGATGTTGGTGCTGGAGGTGGCGCTTCTTGTTGTGCTTGCTCTTCTTCTGGAGGAGCATTCTCTTCTTGTTGCGCAGCTTCTTCTTCCATCTCTTTATCTAGTTCTTTAATATCTTCTTCGCTCTGTTGTAAAACTTTATTACGAATATGACGAATAGAGAAATACTTTCCAACAAATGGATCGATTGCTTCTAACAAGCCAAGTCTTTCTTTTAGAATCTCAGCATCTTTAAGTTCTGCAAAATGCAAATCAGATTGATAATCATAAGAAATTTCTTCTTTCATTTGTTGCCACTCTTTACGAGTACAAATGCCTTTTAGCAACAATTGAGTTTCTAATAACTTGTCAAATAAATGTGAAAATCTTAAACGTAGACGATTGATAAATTTTGAAAACTTTAATTCATCTCTAGTGATTTCCGATGCTCTACCCAAAGAGAATCCATTCTCAGAATCTAATCTTGTGATTGGAACGTTTAATGACTTGAATACTTTCTTTTGAAAATATAGAACATCATCAATCTCTCCTAGATTTTGTCCGCCTTGAAGAGTTGTGATTTCAGTTCCTTTACCACCTTCTCTTCTTGGTAACCAGAAGTCTTCAAGCATAGTTTGAAATCTTCTATCGTCGCGAATCTCTCCAGTCTGTGCATCATATACAATCTTGTTCTTATATCTTTGCATAATGTCGCGAAGATATTGTTCAGCTTTCATCTTTGGTAGATTACCAACGTCAATATAGAAAATTCTACGTTCTGGTGCTCTTGAGATTCTATAGATGACTGTTGCATCTTCAAGCATACGCAACTGATTTAACGGCTTGATTGCTTTATGCAAATGTGAAATAATCACTTTGCCATCTTTGTCTGTAATGCCAGAGTTTATATAACAGATAGCATCTGCAGCAATCTTAATGCCTTGAGATCCATCTCTAGCGAAACCTTTGTCTGAGTAAATAAAGTAATCGACATAGTTTTGTGAAGGAAGTGCATTTGCATTTATTTGAGTTTTATCTCTCTTCTGTTCTCTAACTTTACGAATCCTTCTTGGATCCACATAGCGAACTTCTTTTAATCCACTTCTTGGATTCTTTTCATCAATGACCATGTGATAGTAAAGTCTACCATCAACATACCATCTACGAAAAATATCATAGCCTTGATTATTAAAATCTAAGAGTTTCATAACGAAATGATATTCATCACGAATTTTCTTTTTAATTGATTCTGGTTGTTCAAGTTTATCTAGTACAATTTGAACTGGATAGTCGCCATCTTCAAAAACTAAAGATTCGTTTACAATGTCTTCAATCGCAGCATCGCATTCTGGCTGAAGTGCCATTTCACGATATTTTTTAATTAAATCAGCATCAGATCTAATCTGACCTTCTAAATCAATGTATGTACCGTATACTCCACCACCAGCTATCGATACTGATGCATCATCATCATTAGCTGGAACGAACGATTTTAATTTCTCTGATTCGGCATCTTCTTTGCCGATCTTATATCCGAAAAGTTTTATGGCCATTTTTTATTCCTAAAAAACGAATGGGGGCATAATAGCCCCCATCCTGACACTATTACGCATCTATTTATGTATGCGTATAATTCATATTGGAATGATATTAGGTTGTTGTTGGTACAGCAGGTGCATCAGCATCAATACTTGCTGCAGTATCACCAAATAAAACGTGATTATACATGAATGTTACGGTAAACTCTTGAATTGCATCAGTTGTGTCATATGATAAATCAATTGCTGAAACATCTGTTGGGAATGCATCAACTAATTGATATCTACGACTTGCTTTTCCATTAATCTTTAAATGTGCAATGTCAATAGAAACTTTATAGTCAATATCTTGTGTAGTACGAATGTCTGCAGTAGCGTCTGGATTATTGATATACTTCAACCATCTATCAAATGCTTTACGCATTAATTGTTTATTATCATTAACGATTGTTACTGTCCAGTCACCAAAAGTTCTATCTCCAGGAAGTTTAATTCTTCTTCCTCTATATGGAACTTCAATAACTCCAACAGATAATGCTGGAATTGCTGCAGATTTACACAGAACCCTAAATGTAGTATTAAAATTTGCATTTTGTCCAGCAGATCCAACTCCATTAGGAACTCCTGTAGGCAATTTCAAATTTATTTCAAATAGATTTGGTTTTGCTCCAGCATTAAGTGCAGCCCTAAACTGAGAAATGTCAAAAAATGAGGCCATGATTATTCCTTATGTTAATTGTTTATTATAGTTCAGTATAAACAAAATAATCGTATGACCAAGTGCATGTAAATTCTTCAAGTGTATCTGTAGAATCATATGACAAATCAATTGTCGAAATATCACTTGGCCATGCATTTTTTAGTTGACATTTGTATACTGCAGTTCCACTTAAATCGAATTGAGTCACTTCAATAGTTCCGAAGTCAGTATCAGATGCTCCAGTTCTTGATGCATAAGAATTTGTATCACCAAGATTAGTTGGTGCATATGTTCTTTGCAAATCTTCTAGTGCTTTTCTAATTTTTTGATTCTGATCGGACATGATTGTTGTTGTCCAATCAGAAAAAGTTCTATCTCCAGCAATTTTGTAGCGGCGACCAGCAATGAATGGAATTTCAATTGCTCCCAGAGTTGATCCTGGGAGCTGTGCCGCTTTACACAAATATTGAAACTTCGATATCATTTCATTTCCATTTGCATCGGTAGCAGTTCCACCAAATCCTCCAGGAATTGCTAAAGTGACTGTAAATAGATTTGATCTGGCTCCAGTCTTAATCGCCTGTTTTAACTGTTCTAACGTGTTAAATGCCATTTCTATTCTCCGTTGTGTTTATATGCCATATTTATTAGCTAGTTACTTCAGTAAATGACACGGATCCTGCAACGGAGACAAAATTAAGCTGAACAAAGTTAACAGAGCGAATTGGCTGAATGTAGATATCACAAACAAATTCATTGTTATTTACAACTGAATCTGGATTGTTTCTTTCATCGCAAACTACGCTAAATGCCGTAATACCTCTTCTAGCTTGTACGCTTCTTAGATATGGAACAATCAAGTTAACGAATCCACTTCTTGTTGTAGCGTCGTTCTGATCAAACAATACTGCGTTAGCTGCATCAGAAATTGTTCTTTGTAGTTCAATGAACAATTTACGAACGTTGATTCTATTTGTTGAAACAGGCTTTGTTATGAAAGTCTTGTCACCGAACAGAACTGTACCACGACCAACTTGTGTAAATACTGGATTTACTGCAGTCTTGTAAAGAGTGTCACGCTCATCTTGATTTGGATTGAATGCTAGTTTGACAATGTTTAAAACACCACCATTCGCATATCCAGCAGGCGACAACCATGGATCTCTTGTAGCATCATTTCTAGCAATGATACCAGCGGTATCTCCATTCAATGGTACATAAGTGTATGTGTCATTATATTTGTCGTACTGATATTTCCATCCGCTATCTGCAACAACATATGAAGAACGTGTGACCGTGTCTGCCCATGTTGCAATTGCACTTGCTTCAGAGCCAGCATTGTTAACAACGTTTGCTCTTAGAGGAGAAATACATGCAACAACATCTTTTCTCGATTCAGCAACATCAGAGATAATTCTATTAATAACTGTCGCATTTGCTTGACCTGCAATAATAACTGTCGCTGGAACCTCTTGCTTGTTTGCAAGTTTTCCATAAGAAGTAATACGATCACCATCTTGAATTGTGTTGCTATCAGCGCCACCAGCTAAAGAATAACTCTTTGGCTTAGATACCGCTGTGTATGTTACTGCAGCACCAGATGTGATGAATGCATTACCCCAGTTTGTTCCAGCATTGTCATGTGCCGCCCACCAAACATATTGTGAGCGATCATTGATAACAGTTCTATAGTAGTTTGTACCACCGTTGTCTGATCTAGCATTGGATGCCTTTGAAAGATATCCAAACTTCTCTAGAACGTAGCCAGCTGTACCAGTAATGTCACCCTCTTCGTCAACGATTGCAACGTGTAGTTCATCATTCGATGCACCTTGCAATGTAGCCATTGTTGATGTTCCTGGAGCAGAGTCAAACTCGTTAAAGTATTCCCATCTACGAGTTGCTGATGCTGATGTTGCGCCAGTCAAGTGTGCTGTTGATAAGCTGAAAGCATTTGCATTGATTGTGTTGGAAACTCTAATTGTGCGTCCATTTAGAGTAACATAGTCGCCAATTGTTAGTTCTGTATTAGCTGCAGAACCAGAACCAGTCACTAATGTTCCACCAGCAGCAACTGTAAATGTTCCAGTTAGTGTTGATGACCATGCATTTGCGCTTGGACAAATAGAAACTTTAAGAGAGTTTCCTAATGCGCCAGCATACTTTGCAAGCCATGGTCCAACGTTAAATGATGTTGTGTTTAAATAA